AAACTAAATTCGTATCAAATGTTGTTGTAAAAGTAGATACCCCACTCGAGTCCTGCAAAAAACTTTGAGAACCTGCGTAGTATTGTTGATTGTTTTCAGTTATTAATCCCATGTTTTATTAAGATTTTTCGTTATTTTCCTCTTGCTGAACTTGCTGAGAGGCTACTTGTATTATGGTTGGATCCTGTATAATCACACCTGAGTATAAAAGTATACCGGTTATCACGCTGACCTGTTCTGACACATGCAACTCAAAGTTAATTGAAGTTGCTGGGTTGTATATAAATTGACCCAGAGGTTGGACAACGGAATATCCCCATTGAACATCTACTGGTTTTTTTATATAAGAAACCTGTACTTTAGTAGTTATTGACTCTGGTTGTAAATGGATCTTGTTATCTTCGTATAAAAATACTGGTTGAGCTACAGTGGGAGCTATTAATGGTGATTTCTTTATCAAGTACCACTCATTTCTCTCGATCATCTGAGCTTCTATGTAATCGTTGTAAATAACACTTCCTAACCTGTAGAAATCAGGAAAAGGTACATTATCTACAGATGGAGGTACTGCTGCTGTTTCTAAAAGAAAATAAGGTGCAGCATAAGCCGCTGTCCCTATTCTTTTAAATATGTCTATTTTTTCTTGTATGTTTTTAACTCTGTTACCATATTCGCTATCGTTTTCTGGTATACGTAGTTGTTGGTTTAAGTCACTCATATACCTTTCAAAGATTCCTAATTGAACTTGAGTGCTTACTTTATTGAACTCATCAGGCGTTATGTAACCTCTCTGCTGCTGGTTAAGTATTAATAATACAGTTTTATAAACTAGATCTACATTTATTGCCATTTGTTTTCTTTTTAATTATAGCAGGGGACCACTAATAGAGTAATCCCGCTACTATAATAGTATTACATGTTATGAGAACTTTTTCTCAATTGATTTATATATTTCTAAACCTTCATCTGTCTTAAAAAAAGATGCCATTGCTGAATACGGATGTTCATCAAAAGGAACTGTCATAAGTTTCATTCCATTTGAAGCCCAGTTAAACGTTCTTTGGTCGTCAGCTAATTTTATGATTCCAGCTTCTGTAGCTTTGATAGCGAAATTCCTTAGAACAACGTTTTCATCGTTTGCTAGGTCTAAGAATAAAAGAGCATTTCTCTTAGCGAACAATAAAAGATCTCTCTTTATTTCCCTTGTGCTCATCTTAGATACTTCTGATCCGAGCTCTACTCTTAATATAGCTTCTGCTTGATCTACATCCATCTCTCTTGCTGCAATTAAAGCATCAATTTCTAAGTCTAAATGCTCTAATTCATTAGTAGCCTCTGCCACTTTGTTGAATTCATAATACTTAGAGTTTAGACTAGGATGGTAAATAGACAAAAGTTTTTGTAAGTTTTGTTGTTGTTTTGGTACTAATAACGTACCATTGTTGAATACGATATGACCTAATGTAGCTTCTCCTTTCTGTTCTCCAACAAAAGGGGAATTGTGATTAGTTGCATATCTTAATTCTTTTTGTGCACCTTCCGTCTCGTCGAACCACAATAAAGGGTATCTTTGAGAATGTCTAGAGGAAAGCGTATGTGTTAAAGGGGTATTAGCTCCTTTTAAAATATAAACCCGATCCTTGATTTCCCAGGATGGTTTAGTTTGTTTTGCAGGTTCTATATGTACTGCTTTTACTTGTTGAGGAGCAACCTCTACTTTCTTTGCTGCTGGTTTATTAGCCATAATATGATATAATTAAATAGTTTTTATAAGGGTAATAGTTACCCCCGACGTAAAGACGAGGGTAAAGATTACTTTAATACTTGTTACTAGTCTGTGAATAACACGAAGTTATTAGCAGCTTGAACACATAAACATCTTTCAGATAAGAAGTGAACTTCCATAGCATCTAAATCAGAAGTATAAGCACCGCCAACTGAACCAGTTAACCATGATTTCATTCTTCTATCATCCGATTGAGAAGCTCTATATCTTACGTGTAAGAAAGGTCTTCTAATATTAGTTCCTAAGTTCTGATCGTAAACAGTAGAAGTTCCAGCAGGAATTAATACCCCTTCAATACCAGCATCAGCAACCGCTCCACGAGTAGATGCATCATTTAAGTACTTCCAGTCAGTCTTGTAGAAATCGTAAGATCCACGTCTGAAACCAGAGAAACCTAAGTTCAACGCCATATCTTCAGAGTTATCAAATAAACCATATCCAACACCACCGTTTGGTCCAGAAGAAACGCCTCCTAACATGTTGTCAATTGTTAATGAAAGTCCTCTATTAACGAACATCATATTCTCTTCGATAGCTCCTTGAGTATCTAAATTCTTAAGGATAGCATCAAAGTCTGATAAATCTCCCGCAGCTGGTGCAAAAGCAGAGAAAGTATTACCTCTCGATTTTACCGCAGCGAATAAACCTTCAGTACCTTTGTAGTTCACGTCTCCCGCGATCCCAGCAACACCTGATCCTGTAGCTGCTTTAGTTCCTTCAACTACACTCATTTCTAAGTAGTCTTCAAAACGTAATCTTGTTTCAGATTCAGCCTTTAAGTACCATAAGAATCCACCTGTTCCGTCTTCAGTAGCAACCTCAACCCATCCGATCTGTGCAGCATCAGATCCAGAGATCGCATACTTAGATTTGATGATGATAGGAGAATTACTATATTGAGTGAAAGAAGGTGTGATAGACTTACGTCCAGCATCTCCAGTTCCTTTTTGGTATTCAGATCCATACACGAATATCTTAAGTGTTGGAATAACTCCTGCTCCAAAAGTAGTAGCTAATGTAGCTCCTGTATAAGTAGCAACAGTTAATGTAGCTAAAGTTCCAGCTCCGTTGTTAACGCTTCCTGTTACTAAAGCAGTTACCTCGTCTCCATTCGCAGGGTTTAAAACCACGATTGTATCATTTACAGATATTACATTCGCAACGAAAGTAGGGCCTGCTGTAGCTACTAAAGCAAAAGTTAAAGTTGTAGCAGTAGCATTACTTACCGCATCATATGCAATATGTAATCTGTTTTGTTCAGACCAAATTACTTGATCAGAAGTCATTGGCATTTCAGCTCCAACCATACGTAAGAATCCAGATAAAGTTCTGTTTCCATAACGCTCTACTTCTTGTTCGTAGATCTCAGGTAAATACTGTTGTGCGAAATCATTATCTCCGTCTGTAAAACTTAAGTAGTTATCAGATAGAGCTTGTTGTTTTTGACTCGGTTTGATTGAACCGAATGCTGGTGATAAAGCCATAATTGTTTTTTTGTTTTAGATTTTAATTTTCTTTATTTTCAATTTAGATGAATCATTCCCTGGCTGACCTAATACTTTTACTTTTATACCGTTAACAAAACCTTCTGTTTTAGCAGGTTGTCTTGTTTCTAGACTTGGGTTCTTGGATTTACTAATAATATCTTTAGTAGCATCTGATTTACCTTGTTCATAGAAATGGTTAATAATAGTATCAGCATTAGAAGCCATATACATAGCCTTGTGGTAACCTTTCGTATCTGTTACATTCCCTTTATCGTCTAAGAACTTCCCTACGATGTTGTTAATGTTTGATTGGCTTTCCGCGACTTTACCTGGATTCTGTATGCCATATCTAAACTTCTTACCACTAACCTCGAAATCAAAACCTTTGAAATCATTAGTGAAATAATCGTTTGTTTTAGACTTAAAATCTGAGTGCTGCGTCTGAGCTACTTCTTGGTCCTGATTATAACGGTTGAAAAATTCTGTTGCTTTCTGTTGCTCTTGAGTTACGCCTGGTCTCAACTTGATCTCATCGTAGTACTTACTCTTAGTCTGCTCTAGAAAACTCTTTGCATTTGCAACCTCTTCTTTAATTGCGAGTTTTTTAAACCTGATATCTCTATCGTCATCCATCTCTTCGTCAAAAGTAAATTTATCCTCCATTAGGAATTCAATTTCACTGTGGTCTAGATGTGGTTTAGTCTTTTTATAGTATTCCTTTAGTAACGTTGTGTCGTCTACGGTGGAATAATCCGCATTTAATCTTACATAGTCTTCAATATTCCCACCAGTTTCCTGCATGAATGAGACTAATTTTTCTATATTTTCTGGTAGATCAACATTTTTAGCGGCAACAGGTTCCATTTTAATAACCTCCTCAGGTTTGATGTTGTTAACTATAGTTGGTTCTTCCTCTTCAACAACCTCCTCTTCGATAACACCTTCGATAATCTCTTCAATGATTGGTGTATCTCCGATGATTTCCTCTCCTGTATTAGGAGCAGCTACTTCAATTGACTCTTCTTCTGTTTCAACTGGTTTAGATAAATCCACTTTAGTGATTTCAGCTTCTTTGTTGAGTTTCTTCATTTTAGGTTTAGACTTGATTTTAAAGTCCCCCTCTTGTTTTTGTCCTGGCATAATATGATATGATTAAATAATTAAAAAATTCTAATTTGGTGTGAACTGGTCTAATCCAAATCCTCCTAGCCCATCGTTTCCGCTAGATTCGAAGTTCTTAGGTAATAGATCGTTTTGCCTTTGATCTATTAATTCTGATTGTTGTGTTCCCTGTATCTTAACTCTCTTGTCTTTTCTATCCTCCATCTCCTGTTCCTTAGTGGTCTCTGCTTGAACTCTCATCTGGGCTAGTTGCATTTGATACCCAAATTCCGTAGCCATTAACTCTCTTTTAATCTGAGCTTCTGCCTGCATCCTTTGTATCTCAAATTGGGATTTAGATTGTTCTATACTTACTTTTTCCGCAGTAAGAGCTTGTTGTTTTTGAACCTCGTACATAGCTGCTTTCTCAGCAGACTCAGCGTTAGCTTGTGCTTGCATCTGTATATTAGCCTGCTGTTGTTCTTGTTCTCTCTTAATTTTTTGGGTTTGTCTTAGCTTTATAAATTGGTTAGCTAATTTTAAGTTTTTCATTTCTCGTACATCGATAGCATCAGAAAGTGCTATTGCTCCTGTTTGTAAAGCCATCTGTATGTTCTGCTCTAATATAGCCTTCTCTTCTTCCTCTGGTTCAAGCTGTATGAATATACCGAAGTCGTGCAGTTGCAAGCTCATCAATTCTTCCAATGTTTTAGTATTAAAAGTACTTATAGAGTTTTGCAAAGAGTTATATGTTAATGGGTTTTGTAGTACGTCTGAAACTTTCAAGCTTATATTTTCGCATATTCTTATCGTTATATATAGTAAAGACTCTAGTAGGTGTTTTGTTGCTGTGTTTGACGCATTCGCTGCTAGTTTTTGTAAACCGACTAGAGCGTCTTTATCTGGAGCACTTCCATCCCTAGCTTCATTTAACCCAGTTACATCGCGAATCATTTGTAGATAGTACTGATAAGTTCCAATAAGACTCTGTATTTTTGCTTGTCCTGAAGATGATGATAATTCTTGGATTGGTATTTTACCCGCATTCATTCCACCTTCTTGAGTTAATGATCTACCAACTATTGAACCAGTCTGGAAATACATGTTTAAAGCCTCTGCTGGGTTGTAATTAGTACCATTACCGAGATCAACTTCCGCTAAGCCATCCATATCTAAGAATACCCCATCCGGAACTATTCTAGACATAACTTGTTGCAGTTTAAGATGCGTTAGTTGAATCATATCCGCAAATCCAGTTATTCTACTAACAATAGATTCTATACGCCCCTTATACATTCTAGGAGCAGATATGCAATAGTTCATTTCAACTTTAGTTGTATCAGCTACCGGTCGAGTCATATTCTCAGCCATCTTCCACTCTAACATCTGGTTATTACCCAATACTTTAGCTCCGGTATATAAAACTTCTATGGTTCTAGACACCATTTCGAAGTTATCATTAGGTGGTGGATTAAAATCACTACTTTTCTCTAATGTTTTTTCTAAGCCTTGTTCTGTCTTTTTTATTTTAAAAACCTGGTCCATATAAGTTTTGTATTCGAAATACATTACTTGAACAGTGTTTTCATCGTAATTCCCCCACCCTGTCACATATTGAGAATTACCAGGCATTTTTTGTATAGCTTCTAGTTCGTCTGTAGATATATCAGGAAATTGTTTCTTTAGTTCTGAAATGGTTATAGACTTAACTTCCCCGACATAGTAAACATCCTCAAAATTTGGATCTTCCGTATAAGAGTAAACCATATAAGCGGGATCAACATATTCAACCTTAATTCCTTCTGATCTATCAAACCTAGTTTTTGATGCAGCAATTCCCAGGATTGTTAAATCTTGAGCCAACCTCTTTTTTACCTGGTCGTATTTGTTTTTCGCTAGCACATTACTTATAACTTCTTCTTCTGCAACTTCTACGTTTTGTTTGTAGGTCATTTGCATGTGAAGATCCAACTCCTCTCTACTTTCCGGTAGTGATTCTATGTCTCCTGTTTTAGCAAAATTAACTTCAAGTTCTTGTTGGAAGTTCTGTAGAGCAACCCTAGAATTCATATCCATCTCAACAGCTTCTGCGTAGTCTGTTCTGCTTTTAACTGAGAACGGATCTTGAGCAAATGTATTTATATCATAAGACTTATTAGCCATCCCATTTACAACTATATCCACGAACTTAGATATAACTGGTACTGGTTTCCAATCTAAATTAAGATAAGATAAATCACCGTTGATAGATAATTCATCTTTATATTTTTGAGTGCTTTGCTCTCCTCTAGCATATAATCTGAGCTGATGAAAATTACTGTAACTTTGAGCATATCTATTACCAGATCTACCTTCTTGAAACCATTCCCCCTCTATAGCCCTCGCTACTTGTACGCCGTAATCATAACTTGCTTTTATTTCGTCACTAACAACTTGGCTAGGGAATGAACTATTAGTATTAGTCTGTATTTTCATTTATGAAATAATTTTTGATGATGAACCGGTATTATTGTATTTCTTTATACCTAGGTTAATACTTTTATATTCTTTCTTAGCTGATGGAACGTATCTATTCTTGTTACAAGCCATTAAAGCCAACCCGGAGCTAATAGAAGCATCGTGTTTTGTTCTGTTGTTTATATTGAATCTGGCCCAATCTTCTAAAGTCCTTTGAAAATACATATCCCCGTGGCCTTTTTCAGTACGACCAACACTGGTATTTATGTAGGTTTCTATAGCTGCTGCGTGAGCCTGCTTAATATCTTCACTTGAATTAGGTATTCCTCCAATATCTCTTTCTGTCACTGATAGTTTATTCCATACCTTATCCGGCCTGTTCATCGAGAAACCTCTGTATCCTCTTCGTTTGAAGTGGTATAGTAATCTAGGCTTGTTATTTTCGCATAGTAATGGCATACCGTAGAATACACACGCCATTAGAACATCTTCAAAGAATATCTCAGCGGTTTGTGGCCTAGATATATATTCTAGGAAGAAATGATTAGGTGGGACATCTTCCATACTAAACTTTGTTAAACCATGCAAAGATCCATTAGATCCCCTACCATCCACTGTGCCTGATATATCGTAACTATCACAACCAAAAGCTCCACAGTGATCGTTACCTGGGTACTTACTCCCATTCTTTACTATTACACGATTTTGGAGATTATAAGGTGGAACCCAAGATATTCTAAATCTACCATCTTTATTTGGTACAAATATTACTCTAGTGTCCAGCTGACCATTTTCCCATTGAAAACTGCCTGTAGTCACTACAGCTGTATTCCTAAGGTCTGCGTTATAATCTATTTGTTCGTATATTTTTGTTAAGTTAAATAAAGATTCTTTAGCTTCATCCCTAAAAGCGTGTTCCTCTGTTCTAGGAAACTGTCTATAAAATTCATTTAAACCGTCTTGATCGTCTTTTAAACCTTCTACTTCATTCTTCCAGAATTCAATGACACCTATTTTTATAGAGTCACCAAAGCTATCTACGGTGCCTTTTTCCGGTTGATCGAATACAGGAAATCCATAAGAATCAATGTATCCTTCGTAGTTCCATTCCATAGGAATGAACAAAGAATAGAGTCCTGAACTAGTCTGCCCGTTGCGGTTTCTCTTTGTAACGTTTGAGTCATTGTATAATTTCTTAAAATTACTACCTCCTTTATCTAATGCATTAGAGGTTGAACCCATCATACATTTGCCAATAATTCTCGACCCTAACCTTAAGCAAGTTTTCGTTACCCTCCAGTTATTTAATATATTGTTCGGCTTTTCCCACTTTCCACTCTCATCATGTACTAATAGTTTTAACTTCTCTCCATCATAGGAGTTGTCACCTGTATTTTTCCAATCCACTGTAGTATCAAGACCCTCTAACTCATCTGGTCTTTCATCTGCTGAATGCACAATACTTTTACGGGTTAGTTTGGAGGCTGGAACCCTATACGCAAGTTCTGTTTTTGGTCTATCCATACCGTCTTGGATAGGTTTAAAAAAGAAAGGGTAGTTGACTGAGATAGGCACAACCTTATCTGTAAACATTTTCTTAGCATCACTTCCTGACTTAGATAGAATACCAAATCTAGCATCACTAGATATCGTAGCCATATTAACAGTCTCTCCTGAAGCCATAAACGAAAATCCAGAACGCCTGTTTTTAAGGTAGGACATTCCGTAGCATCTAGTGTCTGCTTTACAAGCTTCCCAAAATAAATAGAATAACCTGTTTGACTCCCTAAAATCCGGGTGACCGACATCAATCTTAGACCATTGTAGGTACATGTATTGAGTGCCTGTTATATAGGTTGGTTTGTCTTTATTAAAGAACCAAAAACCTTTCTCACGTCTTTGAAATTCTTCTTCTATATATTCGTACCAATCTTCTTTGAAACTTTCAGAGTAACTCTTCCAGTCAAAAATAGTCTTAATACTCTTTAATTCTTTTGGGTATTCTTGAACAACCCACTTATTGCCTTTGAATTTAGATACATTCTCTTCTTTAGGTAAAGCTATCTTTAGATTCTGTATCTCATAGATCTCCCCTATTTGACCAGTTTTACTAATAACAATCATATCATGATCCTCATTATAACCGTAACTCCACTTCTTGTATCTATTGTTTTTGTTTAAAACCTTCGTCTTTACGTGGTTAGGCAGTATCTTAAATAAACTTTGCTCGTACATTATTTAGATTTAGATCTACCCTCTGCAAAACCAGCAAAAGCTTTCTTCTCTTTCTTTTCCTCAGGAACCTCATTAAGTATGTTCTCTTCAGACTCTATCCTTGATAGTATTTCAAAAGCATCAAAAATTGCTAGCTTCTTGGTTGCTGCAGCATTCTTCAGCTTATCAGCGGTTAAGTCGTCTCCAGAATCAACAATAGGAGCTTCAGCTACTTTAATTAGTTCTAAAACTGCCGCTGCTCCAGCTCGGATTATATTTTCTTTCGTCTCCTTTATATTCATATTTGATTACAATAAACAAAAGTACTTTTGTTAGGACTGACTCCGCTTAACCAGCTATAAAAAAGACCGTGACTAATACCAGCCTTATCCGCTGCATCTTTTGCGCACGCATATATTTTGCCAGTAGCATTATCAATTACTTTTTTAGCACAAGAATGTTTCCCTCTTGTTATTTTTATAGACATACTCTCTTTTCTATCATTTGTCCAAGCCTTAGTGTAATCCCTATTACAAGCAAGGATGCCTTTAGATATTTTAGCCCGAGTTTCTTTACTGTGTACTCGACCAGCATTACTTTCGCCTCCATTAGTCATGTTACATAAGGTTCCTTTATTTATATCTTGCCTACCATATAAAGAAATAAACTCCATCTCTTTATCCTTTGCGAACTCCATAGATACGTTTTCAAATAGTATATCAACTTCGTAACTAGTTGTGTTTGTAATCCTGGTCCACCATAAACTACGTCTGGTAGACCCTTTTTGGTAAGCTCTCTCTATATTTTTACCTATACCTATGTAGAATGGTTCGTTCTTATCTAACCTAACATGTCTATATACACACCAATTATTTTCTTGCCCACCCCGGGTTGTATTTTTCATATTCTATATTATTATTATATTTGATTACAATATCTTGGCTCTTCATGCAGTAAAGTCTTTCTTTGTCAATAACAAATTCAAACTCACCATCTGGCTTATAACCAACCAAGTCTCCTGGATTGATTTCAATAGCTTTTAATGAGCTATTGCCATATTTTAGTATTCCTATAAGCTTTCTTTCTTTGTAGGCTGTAAATATGTCTGTATCAATTATAGGATGGATAAAACATCTATCCCCGAAACTTTTCCAATCACCCTCTTTTCCATAAAGGTATATCTGGTCCGGTGCGCAAAAAAATTTGTTGTCTATAAATTTAGACCTACTATCTTTTTGATTCCCTTTCATGTCATAAAATCTCCTGAACACGTTGTGGTGTATAATAACTATATCCCCAACTTTGATATCAGTTTCTAAAGCCATAGGAGTTTCGATAACTACCGCTCTATTACTGACTGATTTAAAGGATTCTATACTCGTATTTGTTATTAGGCTTTTGTCACCACTTACTTTAACCTCGTTGTCATATCTATTACCGACAGGTTCTACGATAAAGTCAAATAGACTTTTCATTAATAAGTCAGATCATATTCAACGGATATTGCCATGTTAGAATTGAACTTCTTCCACGGCATTACCTCGTTGTTTTTCTTAATGTGTACACTATAAGAGTTGTTGGACTCATCGTGTAGTATGTGAGAGATCTCATGACCCCCATATACTGACTGACCTACAGCATAATGCATCGCATCTGTCTTGTAATCGGAACCTATACTTATCTTCCTAATTACAGAAGCCATTATTCCTTGTCTTCAATAACGGTATAACTGCCGTCTTTCAAATCAATATTAACTGCCCCATATTCTTTTTCCAGTTCAGCTTTAGTTTCGTTCATTTCTTTGCTAGCTTCAGTATGTACACTCATGACTTCCATTTTCTTGGTTTCTAAAAACCCGATATCTACTAGCAACGCGCTTAGTTTTGATTGGTGGTCTTGGATTGCTTTTAATTGATCAGCTGTAATTGATTTCACATCTTTAGCTTCTACCTCTACTGTTTTTAATACTTTTTCCATCTTTACTAAAATTTAATTAAATTTAATTATTGTTATTTTTATTATTACCTATATGTTTTGCTTTTTCCCAAGTTCTACCTACAAAGTAAGCTCCATAAACAGTCATTAGCAGTATCTGAAATATCGGCACATACTCTTCTGTAACTTTAAACTCTCCGATGTTACCATCAAAGAATGCTAGTATAGAAAAAATCACTGTTAAGAAGATTAAAACTGATGGTCTAATATTTTTAGACAACCAGCTGTCTGACTTCATATCAGCCTCCCAGCGATCAGTTACCTGTTGCTGAGCCTCACTATCCGCTTTCTCTAATATCTCTTGTATTAGTCTCTGCGCTTCAAGTTTCTCTTCTTTAGTTGTAGTTAACTTATCGATAACATCACCAACTTCTTTGATAATACCACCTGTTAACCATTGGAATAGCTTATTCATTAGTTATTCTTTCGTTGTTCTTTTATCTTGTCTAAACCACTTTGTCTCATAGATTCACCATTCATAGTAAAGCTTGGGTTATCACGATTTAGCATTCTGTTATTAGAGACATCTCCACCGGATTGAAAGCGCTGCTTTCTTGCCATAATAATTTCTTTTTGTTCAGCCTTGTACCTATTGCTTCCCTTTGGAGCTTTAGATGCTTTAGCTTCTGCTGCTTTTTCAGCTGGTGTTTTTGTACTCATAATTTATTTCCTTTTTTTCTTCCTGTTTTCCTTTATCTCCCACCACCTGGATAGGGTATAACCTATAGTTACTATTAGTAATATTATCTTCAAACCTATTTCTAATTGAGTTAGTGAAGTAACACCTACAGTCAAAGCATTCGCTGCATATATTTTAATATCCTCTACTGTAGCCATCATGAGTTCTATTTAGCTTTGTTGGTAATAGGTCCCGCAGAATAAGAGACAGGCGCTTGGCTTATCTTCATTCCGTTGATTCCACTGCTTGATCCTTTTTTATGGGGTCTACCTACTTGACTAAGAGGCCCATCCCAGATAGCATTCGCCCCTGTACTTCCTTTTGATTTGTTATCCATTATGTTAGTTGTTGATTGTTATATTTACTGTATTCCGTTTGGAACATAGGTGGGTTTGCTAGTCCTTGCTGAGGGTTGGCTCCGAATAGGTTATTACCATTAGACATAGCTTGATCGTTAAAAACAGGCTTAGCAGTACCCATCTGATTAGAGGGTATTGGTGGATTAATTGTTTGTAACGGCAAAACCGGAACTAGTGTTCCAGCCATTGGGTCCATTTGGTCTGTGCTGTATTGTTTCATATTACTATCTAGTTTTATCTTTGTTAACATTTTCTATAGCGACAGCTAATACCTTATCAGTATAAGTTGCGCCTCTCATTATACTGTTTCTTTGAGTACTTGTTGGTATATCTTCATCCCCAAGCATCATCCTGTATATTTTACTGAGCAGCTGTTTGAACTTAAATGACACTTTATAGATATTATACTTTTGGGTTGTTCTATTTCTATGTCTCCACACAACTATCCACCCTTCTTTTAATAATCTATTCCATCTTCTGTTATCCCAACTATAGGAATAAGCTCCCATTTTGAAGTCGTCCCTGTTAAACATATCAACACACTCTAAATATATTAGTAGCTCTAAATCTGCATCGTTAAGATTGTTATTTCTACATGCCCATTTACGTATAATTCGATAATGTTTTAAAAGATTTAATTCCTTTAGGTCTTTGTAATTTGCTCTCATAAGACAACAACTACATCACCCATACTTATAACGTGATAAGTTTCTTTATCTATTTCTATTTTATGTCCCGCGTGCTTATCGTAAAATATGCTATCTCCTTCTTTTACAGCAACAACGTCACTCCCGATTGAAATTACTTTAGCTTCTACGTATCGTATATCGTCTCTATGAGCTTCAGCTAAGATAAGACCTCCTTTTGTTTTAGTGCTACCCTCTTTTACTTTTTCGATAATTATGTTTCTACCTATTGCTTTCATCTTCTATCTCTAAGGTTGTTAATTACACAATCAGTGGATAGTATAGTGACAGCTACTGATGCT